CATATACGTCATTGCTTGCTTTCTCCCAGATAGGAAGGATCAATACACGGGTATCTACATTAAACTGTGCTGTTTCAACATTCTTATGCTCAACCACAATATCTTCAGTGGCAAGCAACTTCGCTAGTTGCGACTTAATTTCTTGCTTTACTGGCATAACTTTGTTTCGTATGCACCTATTGTACACGCATTAGGTGACGAAGTGACAGACAGTGGACACTAATTCAACTGGACTGTGCAAAGTCCAAAGCCTTCCTTGCTGTAGCGGATAATCTAATGACCTTGCCACTTGCCTTACTATATTCTTCTTGTTTTATTACTGAGAATCCCAATAGATCACCTTCAGGTTGATCTGGCAAACCAAAAGGTTGTATAAAATATAATCCAGCATGTGCCACACACTTCCATCCAATATCAACAAACCCCAAATGCCTCAATGCACATTCCAGTTTAAGGGAATAACACCCGTCTTCTAATTTCATACGGATAATTACACTATAGTTTATTTATTGCAAAAAGAAACACCCTTGAGTTTTCTCAAGAGTGCAGTCCTTCTAACTTTTGCCTGTCTTAAGGCTTGAGGTTTAAGTTTTCGTTTTTTCTCCTTCTTGGAGTGATGTATCCAATTGGGTACTTTCATTGGTCTGAAGATGATCCATAATATTTATTCTAGGGAACCATCCTAATTTACGCAACTCTGTTGTGTCAGCACATAGACTGTCTGGTTCACCTGGTGTGTCTTCTTTTACAGGAAGATTTGGTCTACCCATTGCTTCTGCCAGTCTTTGAATTGAAATTGCTTCTCCTGTTCCAACATCAATTGTTCCAGTATATTGACTAGTCATTATATATGCAATAGCTCTCACTACGTCATTGACATGGATATAATCTCTTTTGTGCCTTGTGATGTACTTAGCGGTGTTCTCCTGAAGCATTCTGTACAACATATCAGGTCTACTATTCTCCTCTGCCCATACATTAAAGAATCGCATACCCACACTATTAGGTGGGGCCATGAGTTCATTTGCTTTCTTTGTTATAGCATAAGGATTCTGCCACCAACCATGAGCACCAGCAGAACTTGCATACAATAATCTGACATTATGCTCTCTACAATAATCAAATATTGGTTTTGACTTCTCTACATTATTTTTCCAGAACTTTTCTGGATTCTCTATACTATCTCTAAGAGCAGCATAGGCTGCCAAGTGAATTATACAATCATAATGCTCGGCAAACATTCCAGAAGGAGCAACCCAACTACCTATATCCTCTGGTCTATCTAACCCATCGACCAAATAACCATAACCTTGTTCATGCCTTAAATCATTAAAGACATGATTACCAATAAAACCTTTATACCCAGTAACTAATATTTTCATGACATCTGAGAGAATCCTTTAACTTTCTCAAATTTTACTACACTATCAAAACGATCATCCATACCAGTCTTGTGAGATATAATAAACACATTAGCATCCTTAATTACGAAACGGATAATCTTAAGGAATTCTTCCGTTCCAAACCCATCGAGGGAACTATCAAACACTTCATCCATGATTAACAGATTAGTATTCACAGAATTTTTAAATCTAGCAACCTCTCTCCATGTGAATAAAAGTGCTAAGTCTATTCTCATCTTCTCCCCTTCACTAAAAGAAGCATAAGAAAAATTATCATGAATAGGTGATTGAACGGTTTCGTTAAACTCCTCATCAAGAGTAAAGTTAATGTAAAAATCCATCATCTGTAGATAACGGTTTACTTGTTGATTTATCAACGGTAGATACTTCTTGATAATTTTAGTTTTAACTCCTCCGTCCTTGAGCAATGAATACGAAAATTCGTTATAACGAATAGTGTCTTTCTTAGAGGCTAGTGTCTCATAAGTTTGACTTAGGTTTTGCTTAAAGGAATTTAGTTTCTCATGTTCAGAATTTCTATCTGCAAGTTGATTGGTAAGTTCTTGAATTTCTGATTCCAAATCTCTGATTTGTCGTTGACATCCAGAAATCTTTGTATTGTTTTGAGAAATGCCATGCGTTAGTTTTGTAATCTCCTTTGATAGAACAGTAAATTGATGCTCTCGCTCTTCTTCTTTTTTAATTGCGTCTTCTAGTTCCTTATAACCAGATTGCAACTCCTTGGCTTTAGTTTGAGCATCAGCGATTTTATTTATTCTAAAGTCCTCCTCGATACTCTGCTCACATGTAGGACAAACCGTATGCTCTGTGAAGAACTTATGCTCTTTGGTAATGGTAGATACCTTACTGGATATTTTTCCTTTAAGGTTTCCAAACTCACGCAGTTTTTTTGTAGCACCTGTTACTGCTTCTTGCTCTTTAGTAAGATCAGATACATCATTTTCTAATTGTTCATTTACTAACACATAATCATCAGACTCTGTAAAAAGGTTGGTAATCTTTTGCTTATTATCACCTATTCTACCCTTTCCTTGCTGGTCCAACTCATTCATAAAATTTTCTTGCATCTCCACTTTATCATTCAAAGACTCTTTCTTTAACTCCAAAGTTTTTATCTCATCTCTAATAGTTCTTATATCATCTTTGATCAAATTATTCATTGATGAGAATATTTTTATATCCAAAAGATCCTCAATAACTTCTCTTCTATTTGTAGCAGAGAGCTGCATAAAAGGAACAAAATTAGTAGACCCTAAGATCACAATCTGAGTGAATGATTTGTAGTTCATCTTAAGAACATTTTGCTCTAACCATTTTTGCTGATCATTTGCAGAAGCAAATTGATCTAAACAAGTACTATCTCTATAGATTTTAAATATATTTGGTTTTATACCCCTCTCAACTTTCCATTCAACATTGTTTATTGAAAACTCTACCTCTACAATACAATCTTTTTCATTTACAGAATTAAGGAGTTGTAACTTATTAATTTTACGAAATGGTTTTCCAAACAAACTAAACGTAAGAGCATCTAGAATTGTACTTTTTCCAGCACCATTCTGTCCTATAATTAGGGTAGTTGAATTTTTAGTAAGTTCAATTTCACTAAAGTGGTTTCCTGTTGAAAGAAAGTTTTTCCACTTTATTTTTTTAAATAAAATCATCTTTTAAATCAGGAGGTATAACAATGTCATTAGGGGTTATTATAGTATAATGATAACCATGTTGCTCACATGTTTTGATTATAACCTCATCCTCTATATCAAGCAACGTCATATCAGGATAACCCTCATCCTCTAACATCATAGCATATCTTGTAGCATCGTCTTCTTCTTCAAAGATATAGAGAACTTTTTCTCCAATTTCATTGGCAACAGAATAAGCACCTTCCTTTTCTTTACCATCAATTGTAAGTATAAACATTATACTGTCTCACATGCCCTTTGGTAAATATCTTGGATTATTTTTTGAACTATAGACTTATCAAGATCTACTTCAGCTTCTTCAATATACCTATTAAGAATTGAAATAGTATCTTCAGATTCAAATGCTTCAAAATCATCTGCTTCATGTAATCCAAAATTTTCTACTATCTTTAACTCAGCAACATTTACTGAATATAATTTATCAATAAACTTTTCAAACTTTACTTGATCACTTTTTCTTCTTACTACTATCTTTACTATTTTATTTTCTAATTCTCTTGCATCAAACAACTGATAATCTTGATCATTATAATAGATTATCTTATGAAGTCTATATGGATTATTGACTGGTGTATGCTCTAGCGTCTCTGTATCAAATAAATGGAATCCCCTATTCTCATCATCTACATCATTCCAGAACATCTCATATGGATTACCCAAGTAATAAATGTTATCCTGATTTGATCTGCAATGATAATGTCCAGAGTATGTCTTTTTAAATTTCTTAAATATATCCCACTCCATTCCATGTTCCATCATATGACCTGGAGTTGCTCTGAATCCATTAAGTTCCAGATGTCCCATACACACAGGTGCTCTTGACTTATTAATCAGAGCCACACTCTTTTCCTTATTCTCACTATTAATCCAAGGTACAAGAAGAATGTTACATCCACCCACTTCTATAGATGTTGTTTCCTCATATATTGGAATATTATCATACTCTCTCAATAATAAATCTATTGCATTTATATCATTTGTATTCTTATAGTATATGTCATGATTACCTACGATTGTATGAACCGTAATACCCATCTGTTTTAGACGATCAAAATAATTATCCTTAGCCCATGTCAATGCAGCAAAATCAATTCCTTTTCTACTATCAAAAGTATCACCCATATTAATAACAGTGGTAATACCTTCTTTCTCAAGAGTAGGAAAGAAAACATTATTATAAAACTTTAGAAAATAATCGTGAAAAAGTTTAGAGTTTTTACGACATCCAAAGTGTTGATCAGTTATGATTGCAACTTTCATTAATTACGAAGTTTTGCATGTACAGCATCTTTAATAGAATTATACTCCGCAAAGTTGTCCCCGTCAATCTTATTGCTGTCATCAAAGACTTCATTATAACCAGA